TTTTCACATAAGAATGCAATAGAGATTGCTGTTCCCATGGGCGCCATGTCTGGGCTGCTGTGTGTTGATGTGGACCTGTATAAGAATCCTGAGCTCGTTAAGTGGTTAGCCGAGCAACAGTGGTTAAAGAATACGCGCTCACATAAAACTCGTTCAGGTGGATTGCATTTTATTTTTCAACATAACGATACAACACGCTACCCTGCAACATTGCGTGAGGGAGTTGATGTTAAGGCAGGCGGTGCAGGTTACATTTGCTTCCCGCCAACTTCAGGCTATTCAGTTTTAAATAAAGCGCAACCAGCGACGTTTCCCGTGGAGGTGCTACGTGAAATATCAAAGGCGCGTGGTGGTACCGGTAACTTAACTAACGATAGTTTTAATGAGGCGACCGATAGAGATTTAATTTTACGCATACAAAAAGCAGATGAAATTTATCCAGCACTTAGAACATTATCGAATCGACTAACAACAAGACGAGATAGTGATAGAAACTTATTAACTGAGGATGAACAGATACAAGTGCTAAGAAAAATTATGCAGACATCTGAAGCTGCAAATGAATCGCACGACAGACACAAGGACTGGCAGGACCGATACAAAAAGATAGACGACTTGGTTAGTAGTGCGAATAGAAAAAAAGAATTTGAATATCCAGACGATGTAACAAAAGAATTAATGGCAGCCGAGTCATTCATTAGGACTCAGGAGGTGATAGCTAATGCGTCCCGCCCGATAGGACCGCAACGCGAAATAGGTCCAAGTGATATTGAAAAGCGCGTTGCGGAGACAGAAGACGAGGACGACGAGTATGTACTATTAACTGCCGAGGGCTTGAGAAGTGAAAGCATCGCCCCCATTAAATGGATAATAGAGGGAATGATTCCACGCATGTCAACCATCTCCCTTGGTGGTACATCGAATGTTGGTAAGACGCGATGGTTAGCTGGCCTTGCATGCGCCCTAGCAACGGGCAACACTGAACGCATGGGCCTACCACAATGTGAGCCGTGCTCATCAATTTGGTTTGCTAATGAGGAGCGGGCCGAGGACATACAGCGCAGGCTAAAGGCAGTGGTGCTGCAACATAACGATAAGAAAAGTAAACCGATAGTTATACGTGGCAAGGACAAGGGCATGATGCGTCTTGTTGCACTCAATGAAGTTGGCGCCCCTGAAATTGATACCGATAATGTTGCACGCATTGTTAAGCAGTCGCGTCGCGTGGGGGCTCAGATAATCATACTGGACCCATACATAACCTTGTCGGATGCAATGGATGAGAACTCAGCGGTGAGTGCATCGGTATTGACCAAGGCATTTATTCTCATTGCAACATTAACCGGTGCTGCTGTCTTGCATGCACATCACACACCGAAGGATAGGAACAAGGACGCTGACTGGTATCGCGGTGACGCATCCGCATGGCGTGGTAGTGGTGCTATCTATTCTGCATTGGATTGTGGTTATACATTGTCGCATTGGTTACCGAGAAACTTTGAGCAGCGCAAGGCATGGAAGCAGCAGTCGTTGGATTTAAACTTAACACGTTGGGTCGTATTGGATACAGGTAAAATACGCGAAGGTGAACCGCTCCCCCCTGTAGTGTATGAGCTGGTGGGTCAGGAGATGGGCGAGGATGAGGGGCTACCCATTGGAGTATGTGAACTAAAGAATGAGCAGGACGCTGCTAATATATTATTGGATGAAACTGTTGATACGTTGTTAGCAAGTGAACTAGCTGAACGTATCGGTGCCAAACTTGGTTATGGTGCCCACACAAAATTAGCTGAGATACATGAGAAGATGAAGCTGGACCCGATGTGGTTTATAACTGGTGAGCGATTGTATCCGCGTGACATGATTAAATTGCACGACATGTTTCAGGAGCCCGTGCATTGGTCCGGCGGCACTGTACAATTAGAATTGAATGAAAAGAAAAAGACAAACGGACGATGGATATTAAAGGTAGTTAAACTTGAAGAGGAATAGTGTGCACAAGTTTGCAACAAGTTTGCAACTTGAGCATGGAAAAGTTTAATAAATTGAGTGGCTTATAAACTTGAGCATCAAGTTGCTGCACAAGTTTGCACAAGTAGGTGAATTGCTAATGCAATCAACATGTTATAACTTGAGCAACTTGTTCCCCCTAAAGGGGGACCTCGCGTGGGGACGCAAGTCCCCCTAACGGAGGATTTTAATATGATAGTGTTCGGAGTTGATTCAGGGCAGAAGGGTGGTTTGGCAGTGGTTGAGTGTAGCGAACTAAGCGCATGGCATCCAAAATTATTATTAGCTGAACGAATGCCCATACTAAATTATGGTAAGAAAAAAATCGTGGATGCCTGCGAAGTGCAGCGGATGCTTTCTCCGTTGGGCGCTGAGGCTGCAATCATAGAGCAGGTATCCGCGATGCCTAAACAGGGAGTCGTAAGTAGTTTTCAATTTGGCCGGAGCTTCGGTGCCATCGAGGCCATTACATATATGTGCGTAAGAAGAATAGAATATGTAACTGCTGCAAGTTGGAAAAAAACGATGAAACTATCGAGTGACAAGCAGCAGAGTTTAGACATGGCGCGTATTAAATTTGGTGAAAATGAAATGTGGAATGTTAAGGCCAACGATGGAATTGCCGAGGCTGCTCTATTATGTTTGTGGTATTTGGACAAGTATAGGTGCTAGTGGTATATTCGGAAAATGGCTACTGCTAAATTTTATGTTTATACATTGACGGACCCAAGAACATTGCAGGTATTCTATATTGGCAAGGGAACTGCTGCGCGTAGTTACGCACACACTCACAAACTTGATGTCAGGGAAACTGACGCTTCACCCAAGGCGAGAAAGGTGCGAGAGATTGTTGATGCAGGTGAGGAGGTAATCGTAAATATTATTAAACGATTTGAATTTGAAAATGATGCTTACGATTATGAAGCAGAGATGATTGCTAAAACTCCAAACTTATTGAACAGTGTAGCAGGTGGAGGTGGTGACCGTGCTGAAGTTACAAAAGCAAATGATGGAAAAAATTATGCACTAACACCAAAGCAAGAAAAATTTTCACAACTAATTGCAGCTGGCGACAAGTCTTTTAGTGACTGTTATAGACTAGCTTATGATACTCAAAGAATGAATGATAAACAGATACATGAGGAGGCTAGTAAGCTCTCATCTCACCCAAAGGTTACCCAAAGAGTAGCGCAAATAAATGCACCAGTTATCAACAAAACTCAGGTAAAACGTGAAGACATCATAGTCTCTCTACAACGTGCTGTAGATTTAGCGGAGCAGACAGCTCAGACAGGTGCAATGGTCAGCGCTCTTCGAGAATTGGGGAAACTCATCGACGCCTACCCAGCTGAGAAGAAGGAGCTCACGGTCAGCGACGACATCGTGGCCCGACTACAGGAAGGTCGGCAACGTGCAATCGAAACAATGATATTAGTTAGCGAAGAAGAACCACCAACACCGGAGGAGATAAACTAATGCCAAAGAAGAAAAGCATGCCGAAGAAAAGTAAGGCGCCAACAAAGAAGAGACAATACTAATTGTCACATAACAATGATGGTGGACTACCACCTGACTTCTTAGACAACGTGCTGTTACTTATCAAGTACACCAATGACAACGAGCAACTCATGCATCAAGAGCTGCACGAAAAGGATTGGCACTGTACTAAGCGCGGCACTTGGTATCGCAAGGACACGGAGTACGACAATGTCTTTCACATCTACCCCTAGACGCGAGCATGCATGGACTCAACCACCCGCGGGCCAGAGCGGCATGGAAGTCTGCACCGTGTGCGGCCAGCGTAGAATGCCACCACATGCAGAAGAGCCATGTGCACCGATGGCAATGGGCTCGACCGTACCGACACTATCAGACTATGACCCTCTGGACCCGCCCCAATGATTGACGACATCGAACAACAACTAGCCGACGAAGTATCACTATGCTACTCGGACCCGCTACGACATGTGCTCATCAGCTATCCGTGGGGCAAGGGCATCCTTGTCAACCGTACTGGGCCCGACGTATGGCAGGCCAAGTTTCTCAAGCAGGTAGGTAAGGAAGTAGCCAAGCGTGGCTTCGATGGTACTGAAGCAGTGGACCCGATACAGTTCAGCACAG